AAACTCTTGTACATTGTAACGCTCTGCAGAACTTTGCTGTGCGTCATCTTCCATCTCTTGTTCCCACCATTTCTTTTCGTAGGACTCACCTAACTCAATAGCGTTATCAATAGCGTTAGATCTAAAGAAAGGTCGTTTCTTTAATGCTCTCATTTGTGAGCGAGACATCTTGTGTCTTTCTAAACAATACTCTGCTTCATCCATGTTAGCTGCATCAGGGTCAGGATAAAAGTTCCACACTGAAACGTAGTTAGTAGAAGGTACAGTTTTTACTAAAGGATCATAATCTCCTTCTTCTGTCCAATTAGGGTACTCTTTATTTATTGCAAGTGGACCCTTCATAATACCTGTGCCAAACAGAGCTAATTCAAATGCAGCTAAACGTAATTGTTTGTTAGCATTAGACTCTTCTAATTGGTCATGTATTTTCTTTTCCATCTTCTTAGCTGCTATCATTGCAGGATGATACGTTACTGATGTAGGAGTAGATGCTGGCCCTTCAATTAATAGATCAGCAACTGTATCTAATTTCTTTTTAATTGGTCCTAATCTGGCTCTTAAAGTATCTAAAGTATCTCCGGGTTGAAGAACTGTATTAGGTGTTATTAATGGTTCAGCGTTACTTGTTTCTTCTTTTGAAAATGCAGCTTTAGACTCTTCTGATATTTTTTGACCCATTGCATCTGTTTCAAAAGAAACTGTTTCAGCTACTCCATCAGGAAGTCTTGTAGGATTTACAGTTAAAGGAAAATTATTATTACCAAATAACACATCTACTATTTGTCCGTATGCTGCAAGAGTTTTAGTCTTAGTAACTTTAACAAATACTCTAGATCTTTCAGCTTCAGTAAACTTTACATCTGCGGAGTACAGCCCTCTATAATTTCTGTAGGCATTCATCCACCGTTGTTCATCTATAAATCTAGCATCCTCTGCCTTTTTAAAACGATGTTCAACTAGTTGTACTATAGTACCTGACTTAGGATCGTCTGAGTTTTCTGTATCTTTAATATCTTCTAATGAAGAAGACATATCTGTTTCCATAAAATTATTTATATCAGTCATAAGTCTTAGTATCCAAATGTAGGATCAGACGCTTGGAAGCCTGATCGTTGTGTTGCTGGGTTAAAGTCCCATATTGAACTACGAGGTCGTGTCATAATACCATATCTTAAAGCGTCATACAAGTGGTCTTCTGCTTTAGTGTCTACATCCTCTGAGTTATTTTTATCTAAAGGTATTGCAGGTAATTGTGATATTGTATTAATACAGGTAGACATGAATACAAGGCGAGGTTCGTCTGTAAACTCATCTACCTGCAGGCGTCTATGTAGCTCGTTTTTACCTGCCACTCTTGAGCCTCTAGAACGATCTGAGGGTCGCCATCGGCAACCTTTCATATTCATCTGTTCTGCTAGGCTTGGACCTGTATCACCTCTCTTATGCCAAAGGGAGCTATCTAAGACACCGTACCGAATTGTTCCGTCTTCTTGTTCAGCATCTAGTATCATATCAGCTAGGTCAGTGGCTGTAACTTTAGAACAATATAATTCTCTGTATACAATTAGTTGGTCGCTAGGCGATACTGCAAGCCAAAGTACACCTGTGTGACTTCCGTAACCGTAGTCGCAAGCCCTAAATCTAGACCAGCTTTGAGGTATCTTAAAGGGATCAACTACGTGTATCTTCCTATTAAATTCAGGAAAAGCAGCACCTTCGTTAACATCCCAGTTACCATCTAGTAATTGTTTCTTTTGGTGTTCAGGTAACGATAAAAGCATTGCTTCATAGTCACCACCTTCAGAGAGATAAGGATTGTCAAATAAACTTGCAGGTATAAACCTACGTTTAAACAGAGGTTCACCTTCTCTAGTGTGACCTTTAGGAAATGTAATAGTGTCGCCTGTTTCAACATTAGTAGCCCAAAATGGTTCTCGTAAAGGTGACGGATCAATAAACATTTTCTTAACCCATTGATGTCCTGCACCTCCGGGGTTTGTAGTAGCTCTCATGTACAGGCCCAACTCTTTAGCGTAGGCACTACGTAAACGAGATCTCATGTAGTCCCAAGCGTAAGGAGAACTCCACTGTGTTAACTCGTCAAAACCTATCCAGTTAAACGCCTGTCCTTGGTAGCGTGTAACATCCATATCTTTATCTAGGTATGACATCCAAAGTCTACCACCTCTAGGTGAGATCCATTGGCTTTTTCTTTCTGACCATTTAATCCCCGGTATAGCACGAGGATATAACTCTTGGCTTTTCTGTATTAGTTCTCGTAATTCTTCAGTAGTGTGTCGTACTAGTAGTCCACTAAAGTTAGCGTTGTTTAATCCGTGTAGTGGATCAGCTAACATAGCGTAAGATTTACCACCACCTGCTGCTCCACCGTAAAGTACTTCTCTTTCAGACGAAGACAAGAAGTCTGTCTGTGGTCCTTTGTTAGGTCTAAAGACTACGTCCTGAGCTTCTTGTACGTCATATGCTGGTGCTACAGATTGAGCAGGTACAGCTTCAACTTCTTTAATTGGCGTAAGTTCCAACTTTTTGCGTTTCGAGGTTCTCGATTTCTTGGAGCGTTTGGGCAAGTCGCTGGGCAAGCCTACGTTTAATAACAATTGTTTTTTTACGTTTTCGCTCAATATCTATTCTTTTCTTTAATCCCATATGGGATATGCTTCTACTTGTTTGTTTAGTTAGCCACTGAGCTACTTCTCTGTAACTATATTGTAGTAAATGTTTTTTAGCTATCTCTAGTGCTTCTAGTTCTTCTCGTATAGGTTCTAACAACCTATCGTTATCTTTATTAACTTCGTAACCAAATGGTACAGTAGTAAGAGATAGTCTGGCAATAGTGTGCCATTCTTTTTCTTTTCCTCTTTTAGGTTTAGGTAATTCCCAATACCCTAAGTCTTCATGTTTTATTCGTTCGTACCTTCTTTAGCTGGTAAAATAAATACACCGCCACTAGATGAGTTAACATCTACACGTTCAACTTTACCAAAGCCGCCTCTATCTAATAGATCTTTAGCTGCTGCCATCTTGTCTCGTATGCCTAACTCAGTAGGATCATCTAAAGCTTTAGCCATAGCTACTGCAGCTTTAGGTGCAATCTGAACTAGGTACTCAGTTGTTGCACTCATTATCTCATCTTTTAAAGAATCTCTTACAGCCTTAGTAGAAGTGCTGTCACTATAGCCTGCTAGTTTTTTTGCTAAGGCATGATTACCACCTGCTTCATCGAACAAGACTTCTAAGAATTTAGTTTGATTATCAGTTAATACTCGTGTCATTATTTCTTTTTCTTCCTGCTAGGTTTCTTAGCACTTCCAACTTTTGCTTTTGCTGTCTTTGTAAGATCTTTAAAATGAACTAGAGGTTTAGAACTTTTAGTGTGAGTTTTACCTGTATGTAAAGAACCATCTGGCATTTTATGATTAGCCCCATTATACTCTGTTCCATCTTTTAAATAATGTTGTACACCTTTTGCCATGTTATTGTCCTTTTCCTGCAAATGCTGATCCTGTTAGTATAGCTCCAAAAGCTAAATGAAACAAGCCTCCACCCATTAAAGTAAATGGACTGTGTTGACCTGTTAGTTTTTTCATCAATTCCATTTGTACCATTGGTTCTGTTGTTGAGTTTATTATAGTCATAAATTGTGATATGTCTGGTCTATTAATTCCGTACCAAATTGGCACGAACATAAAATCATAAAAACATATTAGTAAGTATATAATAAGAGCTGACCAACGCCAAGTCATTGTACTTTTTTGTTGAGGTGTTAACCCTTTGTTCATTTAAAGGCACGGTGGAGTACACATTAGTTTGTTAGTTCCGTAAAACATAACAACTATAAATACTGCAAGAGCTAGTCCTATCCATATCCATTTGTTTTTCATTGTTACCTCTTTAACATTTCTAATGATGTTTCTAATGTTTCATTATTTCTACGAGTCCAGCCTTTACCAAATGTTTTAAAGGTAGAAAGACTTTCATAAAACTCTTGACGAGTAGAGTGCATTTTAACTACTATGTCTTTATGTGTAAAGTTTGCAACAGCTTTAAGTGTCATAGGGCCAATACCACCATCAGCAGTAACGCCAACGATCCTCTGTAAGGCTTTCGCAGAACGGCCCACTCCACTATTAACCCCCCAGTCAAATACAGACCAGTCAACTCCACTAGGTAAATCGTCACATCTCCCCCTATCCCAATAATTTTTCTTGTATATAGGTGATATATCTATTGGTGTCAACGCTCTCATCTCTTTTTCAGTAGCGTTACCATTAGTGTAAGCATCATATACAGCTTTGGTTACACCTAAGTTTGTCATGCCTCCGGGGTCAGAAGGATGATTTACAAAACCACCCTCATGTTTCAGAAGCATGTTTAAACAAAGTTTAAAGTTTTCTATACTCATTTTTTAGCTATCTTCTTAACTTTTTCAAATGAACGTAGTCCACCTAATCCCAACATTCCCATTAAGACAGTCATAAGACTTCCCATATCAAATGCAGGTAGAGGTGGTAACTCTGCCCCAAACATTGTAGCAAAGAATATTATACATGGCTGTAGAATAAAATGATACATTAAAGCAATACCACAAGTCCACCCTACAAAAGGTCGCCATCCCCCAATAAAAATGGAACCAGACTTTGCCTCTTCCTGATTAACAGCAATTTGAGACATAGCTAGTTCCTGAGCATGACGTTCTGCCATTGTAGATATTTCATGGGCTAATGCAGCCTTCTGATCTTTATCTTCAATGAACTTGTCAAGTAGTCCTGTAACTGGGGATATAAGTTGAGCTAACATTACTTTTTCTTTTTAGCCATGCCACCGCCCATGTAGCCCATAGACTTTTTCTTAGCCATGCCACCGCCCATCATTTTCTTTTTAACCATGCCACCATCTTTCATGTAGCCCATTTTATTACGCACTGCACTAGGTAGTTTTTTTAACCCACCTGTAGGTTTCTTTTTCATTGCTCCCGGCATAGTATCTTCCTTTCAATATCGTAACGAGAAACACCTATATCTCTGAGTTCTCTGTCTGTCATATTTTGTAATTTCCAATAGTTTGCTCTGTGTTCTTGCATTTGAACTGCTTTATTCCATAATCTTTTTAACATAGTATAACTCCTTTACATATGTATGTCAATAGCTGTGACCTACTATAGGAGTTATACCATATCTAGTTATACCATACTACAGATATTATTGCAAGCCCGTTATGCATTATTTACGTTTACAATCACAAAAACCGCACCATCCAAATAGATGTAATACAATTCCTGTAACGATCAATCCTGCAAGTCCAGAACTTCCTAAGTTCTCAACTAAGTCAGTAATATTTGCTACTGAATTACCAAGAAAGATTAAGTTGCTTGGTCCTACAAGTATAGCCGCTACAATTGATAGCGTGATTAGGGCTATGCCCATCTCTGTAACACTTGCTATTGA